GCTGGCTTCTTTTACATATCGGTCATAGTATTTATTGGACTGCCCTGTAGCGGCTTGTTTAATAGCTGATGTCATTGGAATTCACCTCTTTTAAATTATTGTAGGGGATAAACGTCGTAAATAAGATTTAATCCCCTAATAGAAAACCCTTGATTTATTGTGTCGTTGCCAAAGCGTAATTGCAAATAATTAGATATTGTATTTGTGGGAAATCTAACTTTTTGATTAACCAGTGTGGGGGTATTTAAATCTATGTTATCGATAGACGTATAATCACCCGTAGAGCCATCAACCCTGAATTTATTGTATAGATAACCACCTGAATTCTTTGCCTGAAAATACAGATAGTCAAATGCCTTTTGCTGTGTTAAATATCCAACGCTTCCGACACTCATACCCGAATTTCCGCCGCCACTGTAAATCTGTTGCGATAGAAACCCTATATCCATTATTTTGGTTGTATAGTAGGATTTATATGCCTTGCCATCGTCGGAGTAAAGACCATTAATATCGTGTTGATAAATCTGTCCCGAGTTGTCCGAAGCACCGAAAAATGGCTTGTTATTGTATAGACAACCGCTCAATATATTCATGTCGTTGTGTAGCGTAAATCTTCCGAATTTGTCGTAATGGATTACTGTATCATTGATTGTGCTCCCATCGCCAGTAGAAACAGATAACCAATATCCATCCCTATATGACATGGCGAAAGGTTCTTGATAATTATTTGTATAATAAGATACTTGCAGTCTGTCCAATATTGGGTTGTCTGTGCTATTAGTTCTAGTGAAAGTCGAAGTTATCCATATATACGGCCCTACACTAGAATTCACATACCCATTATTAACTACTGGAATATATGGCCGTGTGGATTGATTGTCATTTGCTGTCGATGTCTGAACATAGTAACTTATTGAACTCGATCCGTTTGAACTCGATCCATTAAATCCACCCCACGAACCCCAACCAGTAGCCGTAGTAATTGCGGTCGTGTAACTTGCGCCCTCCGGCACAGTCAAAGTAATATTGCTTAATACTGGTGTCCAGTAATCGTTTGTAGAATGTAAATAAGCAGTTACCTGCATATATCTGTTGCGTGTTGATGTTGTGGGTTGGCTAGAGATAGCTGACTGCCACGATTCCCACGTAGCCCCATCAGTAGAAGTCCGGGTCATAAAATCTATGCCCGCAGTATAAGCGTCCGAATAACTGGTCATTATTGTCCTATCAGCGTCGGTTATTGTGCTAGTGTTGTAATAGGTAGCATATAAATATGGATACAGCGCAGGCGTAGAGCCAAAATCCAATGTTTGAGTCGTTATTGACCCAGTTGAGCAAAGATGATAAGCACGAAAATCGTAGACGGCATCTGTCCCCGTGTTTACCCCTTTCTCAAATGCAAGACGTATATAGCGACAATTTATGCCTGCCGTGCTGTTGAATGTGGAAAATATATACTGACCAGCATAACCGCTAACATCGAGATGATTGAGCATAATCCAATTTAAGTTATTCGTCGAAATATATAAGTCCATTGCCACGTCTACCGCCCCAGCAACGGCTACTGACGTTATTTTATATATCCTCTGCACCGAACCTAAATCTGGAATAACATTGACTTCGCCTTGCCACGAACTCGCGGATAGATACGCCGTCGTAGTGTCCTCATCAACCGCATACGCCGACCACGCCGGATTATTTGTTACGCCTACATTTGTTTGGTAAGCGTAGTCTTTACCACCACTGCCTAAAACAACATCGCCCGACGACGTACTTATATCTGTCTGACGTGCGGGAGCAAGATAGGGCAACATCGTGTATGTTGAATATGAAGCGTTACTCCAATCGGATTGGTTTGACTGCGTAACCGAATACGGTGGGGTGTCACCAGCCATTAATACGCTGCCTTCAATGGTAGTGGTATCTATATTTATACCCGTTCCATGTCCCCAATCTGCGGCAGTATCATATATTATACTATTTAATCCTACGTTCAATTGTCTAAGACTTCTCATATAATTGTCTATCGGGAGAGATACTAGATTGAACTGTGTTCCATCGTATAATTCTATACCTCTATGGCTTAACCACATAGGATAAATGCCTTTATACATGGCGATTGAAGAACCATAAAGACACCCTATTCCAATATTTATAGGTCTGATCAGCCATGTCGTGGGGTCGGAACCAGTCAAAGCATAAACCGAATATTTCTTAAAAATTAATAGTCTGTCTGCAAGTGGACAAAGTGCGGTAATAACATCACCGTCATCTTTGCCGACAAACTTAGACCCCGAACCATAAGAGCCAAAATCACCTGGAACATTTACAACCGACCAATAAAGAACGGATGGATAATTAGTAACGCCCGCCTTAAACCAATGGTCTTTATAATAAACTGAATACTTGCCATATACCATTGACGTTGAATTGGTAACGGTATAGGGAGTATATGTAGAGGCATCCCAATATCCAGAAGTAATACCATTATCTCTCAACAAACTATCCAATGCGGTCGTATATGAATCAGTCGCTGTCATATCCTGACCAGATACAATGACATTGGTTCCGCCCGTTCCAGGAGAACTATAAATAGTTCCCGACGATTCAAATATAATGTATTTATTGCCGTTGTTTTTCCTAAATTCAAACATTTTCCTTATCGGCTGACCTTCCGGCAATGCTGAATATAAATAATGGAGATAACCAAATCTTTTAACAGTACCAGTATCTCTATCTAACCATACATTCAGCAGGTCGGGAGAATATCTTAAATCCAACCTATCCGGCTGATCGTTCGTGTAAAGTCCACCAGTAAAGTCATAGATAGGATAAGCCGCTGACTCTGAATGACCGATAGAAATCAGTCCAAACAATATTATTGGAATAACGATCGATAGGCAAATAATGAATTTCTTCTTATTTACCATTGTTTGAACCCCCGATGGATGGATAGTAGTCGCCACTTAAGCGAATAGTGGAACTCATGTTAGAAATTCTCTGTGTCCACATCTGATAATATCTATCTCCTTCCGTCGGTCTATTATCTGTATAGCAGATAAAAGCCGCAGTCCAAAGACAAAGTAAATACTGAAATGAGGATAAACGTTGCTGACTATCAAAAGGCACATCGTAATCATTGGTTAAGAATATAGGATTTTTTACGTAAGTAACGGTTATTATGTGGTCTGTTTTTGTGTCGGGGAAACTATCAAATCCTATTACACGAAGCATACTATCCATGTAATAGTTTTGGGGCGTAAAAGTGGCAAGATTAACGCGCCAAGCAGGGTCTTTAATGTCTAACTTGACCTTAGATGTTGATGTTATTTGCTTGTTATCAAGATAAACCCGGTCAACAGCAACCATATCAGAAGTAAAGGCATATTCATTCTGACCCGCAACAACAGGAATATTAACACTGGCCTCAAGACACCATGTGAACATACACGTTTCCTGTTGTGCTATATTAACGAAAGACGAAACAAGAACTTCCGCAACCCTGGGATTGCCAGAAGTTGGCATTGGATCACGGGCGATAGCTCTTGATAAATTCTTTATCTCTGCAAAATTAAGTCCATAACAGGATGAATAAAAGGTTATTAATAGAATAGACCCTAGCAATCTTTTCACAATTGCCCCCTTATTGAACCACTATCTGAACTTTTACCTTGTTATTTCCATATAGGTCTGACGAACCCACACATACCGAAGTACGGAATTTTATATAGGTGCTTAAATGCACGTCCCGGCCCGTAGAAGAAGCAACAATTACGCTCCACTTAGCAGTTGTGCCATCGTAAAAAGTCACTGTCTGGGCGGTAATAGATGAATTTTCTATATCAAATTCATCAACCCTTGCCGCGCCATTATAAATTACTGTAGTCGTATCTGTACTTGCATACGCTGTAAATGAATCTCCGGCGTGAACTATTGCCGACAACCCAGCCAGCAATCCCAAAATCAATAAATATCGTTTCATTGTATCACCTCTTTCAATTAATCGGTTTCACTATCAAAACAGAATTTACATAAAATTTTGTTGCCTACAATCTTTTTAACATAAAAACTATATCTTTGATACCTGAATCCACAGCGCAAACACGGCAACTCCCCGCCTCTTTTATAAAGAGCCGAATCGGTTATCCTTATGCGTTTTCTGTCTCCAAATCTAACAACCATTATTTCCTTTAATCTTATTCCCTACGGGTTACCCCGTATATATCCGAAGTAACCCATAGGTTTTAAGATTTAACGGCTTACCTGCTTGTACCAGACATTATAATCGTTTGAACCATTGGGAGCATTCACAAAATTAATAGTGTCGTATGTCGAACTAACAAGACCACCGGCCGTAATAAACGCGGCCAATGTATAACCTGTTCCAGCATCGGTAATGTGATAGACATTTCCATTAACCAATCCTAGATCGTTGGATAATCCTATGCCTGTACCAGTTCCGATACCAATACCAACCTTTGCCGAAGTCCCACCAGTCATTATGGCCGTAGAAAGCGTTATCGTAAAACTCGTTATTGACGAGAATGCGTTATAACTTTCAGCGGTCGTAGTAGACAGGGCAAGAACCTCGGTGACCGCGCCACCCCTGGCATTAACTCCGGTGATTGTTAGCACACCCGTCCCCGATGTGTTCGTTATAGTCGCAGTATTACTGGACTGTATAACAGCAACAACGGTACGAGGAAAAACCATGTCAGAGTAATCACCTGCGGCAAGCGTATAACTCGTACCACTCGCCACCAACGTCGCAATCACAAAGTTCTTTGTTATCGTATTGGCAAACGTAGAGGAACTTGCAGTCGGAATATCTATAAATGTTTCTTTGGCATTAAGTATACCATTAGCACTTATAACTTTTCCATTAGAATCTACACGAAAGGCATTATCTCCACCCGTGTTGGTTCCAGTAGCGAATAAATCGCCATTCTGCGCATATCCTGCCACGCTAACCGCAAGCAATGCAATCATACATATTACTAATTTCTTCATTTTTTAATTCACCTCCGTTTTAACACTTGCGGTTATTTATTAAGAACCATATGAACCGTATACGCCACGCCAATCTATCCAACCCATCGAATTACGGAATCTGCTCATAAATATAGCATCATCTGTAGTATCGGGGGCGGCTTTCATCTGTCCGTTTATCTTCTCTCTCCAGTAGTAAACAAGTTCTGTTTCCGCAGGATCGCAAAGGAGATACCATGAACCCGTAAGACCTGTCATATAGTCCCAGATTATGGTGGCTACTCCACGCTTACGAATCGCATTGATGTCCCTATTTGTCGTTCCCGACTTCTCAAGGTTATCAAGAAGCTGGACGGACATAAACTCATTTGAACCAGGTATCAACAGTCTGGACGGAAATAACGGTTTAGGGTTATTGTAGTCGTCAGCTGTCTGCCTCATCCCAGTAAGAGCATTTTCCATCGAAGTAACCGATAGAGCCGCATTGGTAGCCGGTCTGTTGGCCGCCACCGCGGTTGTGCCACCACCGTACAGGGGATGTAGGAGAGAAAGAAGGGGAACGCCATCCGGCCCCGCAGTCGTCTGCGAAAGAT